TAATACATCGCCTGTTACGGCTGGTAAACCTGATGGCATTTCTACTCCTTAATAAGATAAAACGTTTTGTCCTAAGACACCGTAATCTACGTTGCCTATTATAAACCCATCTATGATCGGTTCGAGCGTTGTGAAGGTGGTTTTCCAACTATTTGGGGTGATATTTAGGCTCACTCCAAAAATCTGTAGGGTCTTTTGTATGGTTGAGCCACCTGGTTGGGTGGTCAGCACTGTGATCGGGTCAAAGAAGTCAAGCTGCAAGGATGCCAGGATGCCTGCGTTGTAGTTAGGCGTGTATAGATCCAGGGTAATGGAGTCCACTCGAATGCTGGTCTCAGCTCTAGATGCCACATAAGCCAGGGCATAGTCCAGAGCTACGGCATCGGTCTGCATTAAAAGGTCATTTAAGAAGTAGGAATGCAAGAAGTATTTATCAATAGATGCTTGATTGGTTGCAACCTGCGGTGAGCCACCGACTCTGCTGACTGTGGCCTTATTAAACACCAACACATCGTTTAATATCCAAGATGCGTTGCTGTAATAAATGCCTGTGCCATTATCTGCAAATAATGTTGGCGTGCCACCAATAGAGCTAACAGTCACCGATCTATCTTGGAATACAAACGAGCCGCTAGCATCTACATACAGTGCGCCATACTCGCTGTTTTCTATTGTGGTCAAAGCCTGTAATGCTGTGCGGTTTGTGCCAGGATCTGCCTGCACTGTAGTTAGGCCTGGATCTATATCACGCATAGATGTTGGCCAGCCGATTGTGTTTAAGATTTGATTGATACGTGTGCCAGTTAAGTCTCCAGCCGATGCACCAGTAACTGTACTGATCTGAGCGTTGTTGGCTAATCTAAATGCATCTACGGCTTGTATTGTGGTGTACGCCACATTGTCTGTTTCTTTAGGATATGTAGTTACATAGCTTGTAATAAAACCCTGGAAGATTGGATAAGTAACACCTGAGTAAGTAGCAGTGATCTGCACCTTACGCATTGGACTAAGGAGCCCCGCATAGGGCGATAGCGGGTTCTGTGGGTTGAAATCGCCATTCTGATCTACAATTTTTAATGTTAGGTTGCCAGTCTGAAATTGATCCGACAGTGCATTACGGCCACGCTTGGTCTGTATAGATAATACTTGATCTGATACATCAACAATTACAGCTGCTGAATCTGCAAAGACGTTTGTGCCAAATATGCCTTGGTCAAAGATCATAGCCTGGGCGGTTGCAGGGCCAGTGCTGAAGTTAATTATGGCATTTACTACAGGTACGGTCATTAGTTTAATGATCCAGCAGATGTAGTGCTATATCCGCTTCTCTGTGCTACCTGCACGCTGTCGGCTATCAACTGAGCAAATTGATCGCCTGCCTGTGCCACATCGATTGTAAGTCTAACGTCTGCGTAAGACATTGGTGTACCAGATGTGCCTGGTGCATAAACTGGGTTGCCGCTACCCATTGGCACTGTGTAATCGATGCTACCTAATGGCCCTTGTGGTGTTGGGAATAGTTGGCTAATGCCCGGTATGTTTAATCCTGGTGGTGGAGTATAAGCACCAGCGGCTATTTTTTCGTTAATCTTATTTATCAAAGCATCATTCATTGCCTGCATCTTGGCTATTTGCGCCGTTAATTGTGATGCTGCGCCACCAAAGGCATCTGCCAGTTCTTTAGCCTTTCGAGCAGCTTCTAACTCAGCGTTAATCTTTTTGGCTAATGCTTCATTGTTATCTAATATGGCGATCTTGGCTTCTAAGCGTAACTTAGTCTCAGCATCCGTGGCTTCTCCAAGTGCCTTCATTAAGCCAATGCGCTCTACGTCAAACTTATCTCGTAGCTTGTCTACTTCTGTTTTGGCCTTTAGAGCCGCAATTTCCGCAGCCCTCAATTTTGCTAATTCTTTTTCTTGACGTACTTCTGTTCTAAATTGCTGTGAATATATGCGGCCAGCACTTCGTTGTTCGTTGGCTGGTAAAACTCTTGTAGGCCCTGGTTCGGTTTTTCCTAAACGTGCTAATGCACCAAAGATGCTAGTTTCATAAGCTACTTTGCCAATAATCCCAACGCCAGGCACTTTGCCCAATTCGTTAATTAAAACACCAATGCCCTTGATGGTGTCGCCTGTTTGTTTGCCCAAGTTCTCCATTTTCTTGGTTGTATCTTCAATGCTTGTGTCTTTGCTTAATGCCTCTAAAGCACCAATAATGCCTTTGCCAATTTCTTCTTTAACATTTTCGCTGGCAACTTTTAAGAGATCCATCTTGCCTGCGTAAGTTGTTAATCTTGCTTGTGCTTGTCCAGCAAATTTGTCGTTCAATTCCGCTAAAATTGCATCCATATCGCCAGTTTTTAATGTGGCTTTGCTTAGTCCAGCACCTAATCTTGTTAAAGCTGTGGTTTGTCCTGCATAACCTTTTGCAAGTGCTTGGCTAACCTCAACGACTGACTTGCCAGTAGCAGCACTAACATTAAGCGCAGTATTGAGTGCATCTTGGCTTAAAGTTATTGATCCTGTAACTGTAAGTAATGATTGAAACGCTGGCCTTAATTCATCATCTAAAACACCAGTAGCCTTTTGTAAATTGGCTATATACATTTCTACGCCTGGTGCGCTAAAAGCGTAGCCAACGTTCTTTAATTGTTGTTCTAATGCCTTTGCAGCCTTCTCATCGGCCATAAATGCTTGTACTGATTTCTTGCCAAAATTAACTAATGCAGTAGCACTAAATACTCCAGCAAAGACTTTGCCAAAACTTTTGACTTGCTTTTCAAAGGCTGATACTTCCTTCTTGCCTTTTTTTAATCCTTTGTTATCAAAGGTGCTGAGTGCGGAGACTACTAAAGTTGGCACAATTACACGCCCTTAAATCCACGAGCTGATCGCTCTTTGTAAAAACCTAATACCTGATTTTTTTGCTCTAATGGTAATTTTTTGTAATACGCAAATATGGCATCATCTATAGCCTTCTTTAAGCCTGCATAGACATCGCCTTGTTCTTCTTTCCAAACCTTGTAAATAACTCGACCCTTATTCTTACGGCCTCTGCGACCCACTGAGCCAGCCATAGTTGCATCTACTACACTTGGTAATGCTTGGATAAACTGTATGCCTGCATCTGGGTTTAGTGATGCACCTTGTGAACCACCTGTCTTACGACCTGCGGTTTCATATATAGCACCAGCAGCTGATTCATTAGATACATAGTTGTAAACAGAGTAGCCGCTTCTGTTTTTCTTATTAGGGCCAAGTTTGTATTTAATTTCTTTTCTGGCTGTTTCTTGATCGTATGCAGGGAATGGTCTGCGCTGACCTTCTTGTGGTTGCGCTTGTTTAAGCCATCCGCTTAATACGTTTTGATTAGATGGAAGCTCTTGTTTAGATCGATTAGCTACTTTAATCATAGGTGTTTTCAACGAGGCTTTTACGTTCTTAAACATATCCTCGTCTATCTCATCGATTGCTTTAAGGAACTCTCTAACGCCGTTTACCACGACTGGCACGTTGAATCTCCTTAGCTCTATCGGTTAAGACCTGTACGATGGCTGCGTACATTTCTGTATCCATGTTAATAAATTCGCTAGGCGCAATTCCTGTCTCTACACTTAAAGCGGCAATACTGTATAAAGTTGAATTACGCTCCGTTATTTTTTTTCTTCGTCTAATACCTCGACAGTATCCAGAGTGTCTATGAACTCTGAACCCCATATAGGTATTTGTGCGCCAGCCCTGCGTAAGCATTCATAAGCCAAAAAGAAAATTTCAGTTTGACGTTCGTGCTCCCGCAGGACTTTGCTAATTCCAGAGCCATATTTCAATTCAAAACTATATTCAATTCCTGGCGTAATTTTGTGCTCTGAAACTTCGCCATTAGCCCTTGTAATCTTTAGTTTTGCCATTATTACTCCTTATTTAGAACGCCACTGATGGCGATACTGTTATTGCGGAGTTTACCGTAAAGGACAGACTAGATGTCGCAATTTCGCCAACGCCACCTGTGCCAATAGGAGTTAGATTGTTTACCAAAATTGAGAATTGGTAGGTTGGGTTAGTAGCTGATACTGCGGTACCTTTAACAGTAATTACAGACACTGCTATGGTTTGACCAAATGCAGCGTTTAATGTTGCCATTACCGCTGGGGTAGATACCCATTCATTTAGAACGTCAATTTGGAATGTGCCGCTTTGCAAACCAGCAACATAACGATGGCTGGAGTCCCCCATGGCCGTGACCTCAAGCTCGTCCACGATCTGGTTAATTACAGCGTTAGTTACTAGCGAACTAATATCAACAGATGGTACTGTAGGTGCAGCAGCGGTAGCCAACTTAACACCCACATTATTATTTAGATAAATTGCCATTCGTTATTCCTCGTCTTTCTTTGTTTGTGCAGTTGGTTTTGGTGCTTCCTTGATTTGGCCTATCTTAATTAAGAAGGCTAAGTCTTCTGATGTGCTCATTTTAACTCCAGCTCGTTAGGATTGATACTGTTATTTCTGATGTTAATAAATCTCCACTAGCTGCGTTAGTTATAGCTGGAGCGGAGACACTTGATATGTTGAGCACCAATGATGATGCTGCTAGTTTGTTTACGACTGCTACTATAAAATCTTCCATACCAGCCAGGTTGCCTTGATTGTCAAATGCTGGTGCTGTAATTAAAATCTTAAAGTTTGCCATAGGCAATACAGATACTTGCTCGTTATTGCTTGGAATAATATAGGGGTCTGATGGTGTGATAACCACGCTGTTTACGAGTAATGTCTCTGGTGGAAAAGCAAAGGTAGACCATACGCCTGCATTGGCAAGGTCAGTTGCTAGTGTGCTTCTAAGTGTGGTAATTGCGGCTGGCATTAGCCCACCAATGATGAAGGTGCTGCATAAGGTTGGATGAGACCCCTGATCCTATTGACCATTTGGTAACCCATGCGATAGGGACTCGCAGAGATCCCATCCATGCCCACTCCGCCTGATGCGCTCACCTGTCTTGCCTGGAAAATGTCCACGGCTAGGATCATCGCAGCTTCTCGTATGGCTGGAGTTGTCGCATAAGATTGGGTTTTGTGATCTGGGCCAGTAGCCACGCCATAAGGTAATACTTTGTGGAATGGTTGGTTTGCTGCTGTTTTGTTGTATTGAACAAATGAATATCCATTAGGGTAATTAACTTGGCCGTAGTTATACATAAATACTGGGATAAGGCTAGTAGTGCCTGATGTTGGCGGAATTGTGCCAGTAATTGTGTGCGTGCCGTTAAATGTGGTACCGCAACCACTAACCACTATTGATTGAGTCGCAGCAAATGCGTTTGGATTGGCGAGCATAAGAGTTGCCACGTTATCCTGTAATGCTGTGCCTACTACTGGGGCAGTGTTAAACCATAGGTATTGGTTGATTAAATCTTC